GCCACTTGACCGGCTAGGTCGGCGTAACACAGCAACCACACCAAAAGCGTTGCTAATCGAACGTATAAAAAGAGAGCAGTCTTAACTGCTCTTTTTCGCCTTTATGCTATCGACTACACCACCGCCGAAATAAAAACCCAAAATGATCAGCATTGCATAATTGATGCTAAACTGTTCCATCACTTTCGTGACCGCATCAGGATCGCCAAAGCCGCTGATTGTCATCGACAAAACCAGCACATAACTAGCCAGAAACGTAAAGCCAAACATCAAAGCCAGATAGCGTTGCGCCAGCTTAAATGGTGCGTATGACTGCATCAACGCCACACGCTGTTCAGTCTTTGCCTTTATTTCTTCTTCGGTGCTGGTGTGCATATCATTAATCAGTTTCAAACCCTGCTTGATGACGCTATCTGATCCCAAAATCTTGCCTAATACGCCTAACATATCAATAACTCCAAACATTCGGGCGCGGTGCGCCGCCAAACGTGTCTAAATGCAAAAACCTTGCACTGCCTTTTTGTGCTACGCCAATGCCGGTAAATCCCATCTGGAAAGCCAGCCGCATCAGTTCGTGCGCCTGTTGCCCGTTGCACGCTATATCGACCGCACAGCCCCGTGTATGCACTGACAGTTTGCCGGTCGGCTTGCTGGCTTCGATGCTGTGCTTCGGGCTTCTATAGCCGCTGGTGACGGTCATTGGCTGACCATAAACATCACGCAATTCTTGCAGTTTAGCCATAAATGTTGCCGACATATTGCATTCGCCGGTTTCACTGCACGCAAATTCTTCTTTGCTAAAATTAGGATACTTTGACCAGTCCATTCAACCGCCTCATTTCCATAATGACATCAACCGCTTTCTGCCAGCTTTCAGCTTCATTTTCAGCAGTGAAGCGTGTCGGATTAACCCTTTTAGTATACTGTGATATGGCCTGTATTGGGTAGAAGATACATAGCCTTGTGTCGGGCTTAACCAGAGCGACAATATCGTAATCCTTAATCGTTGGTAGGCGTTTGTTGCCGCCGTGACCAAGCTGAAAATGGCAAGACGGGTTTCTACGACCCTTAGATAAAAGCGCGTGCGCTGTTTTAACTTGAATGCGTAAAAAGGCGTCATCTTTAAAAGCCAGTAAATCAATCGCGTCTTGCTGTGCCATAGACACCCGCCAGCCCATCGACAGGATGGCACTAGCCGCCGCATATTCTCCGATAAGCCCGATTGTAGTTGACACTCACATCGCCAATATCAGCCAAATAACAAAGCCTAGTGTCAGTGCAATACAGCCAGCAATCAACCCCCAAATAATTAAATCATCTATAAACTGTTGCCGCGCGGCTTCTTCTTCTTTGCGGCGTTTTCTGATTTCGCCCTGTAGCCGGATGATCTGTTGCCAAGCGTTCATCCCGTAATGCCCAATGACAAAATTACGCAATTCGTTTTCCATCTGTTCGGCTTTTTTAAGCGCGGCAAAACTTTCAAGTGCTTCTTCTTCAACCGATCCGAAGCGGCGTGATTTCGCTGTGGCGTGATGTGTTTTGATGTTCTGTATGGCACCCATCCAGCGACCAAGATCGCCAGCCATACTTTCAATTTCCCGACCGGCGGCAATGCCTTTTTTCAGCACCGAATAGCTGGTGGTTGCTATGCCCAATAATGTAACGGGATCCATATCATCACCTGCTGACCGGCTTGCAAATCGCTTTCATTTTAACACGTTTGCCGTCAACAGACGATATGGCTGGCTGGTTATTTAAACGATTGGCAATGTATAAACAGCGGTCAATATCCGCAAATGTTTGCGTCTGGCTGATTATGCCAGCCCCCATATAGACGACCAGCAAAAATTCGATCATCAGTCTTTAAGCTGATAAATAACAATCATCAGCAAAACAGTCTGGATCATATCTATATAAGGTACGCCGATCATTTTACTTTGGTCATACGATAAAGCCGCCAGAATACCAGCACCATAGCACCAAACGCGGCGGCCATACCAAACCAGTGTTCAAGTGCTTCAACCCATACTGGCGCGGTTATACCGGTGATGACAGTCGCAACATCAATTTGGGTATCGTTGTCCATATTGTTATCCTTATGTCGCGTGTACTAAGAAGCCGTTAAACCAAGAAGCATCTGCATTTTCGTGAATTGTGGTAGCTTCGTCTGTATAAAAGAACACTTCAACATAATCTGTAGTTCCATTAAGTTGGTGCATAACAGTAGGGCCTTGATAAGTGCCGCCTATGATTTCATCATTATTAGTTTGAAACTGTGTGTAATAATCGCCAGCACCATTTTTGCGTATATAAATTCTTACATATTCGTGAATATTTAAAAGTTGCGCTCTGATGGCAGTGGAAAACATATACCAGCCTGCAACTTGTGGGGTGTATCTATGGTTTGTTGCATCCCAATAACCACCAGTATCTAATAAAACTGTTTCCCACTCCACTTTAGTTTGAGTGGTAGCAGATATTGATTGGTCTGTGTCAGAAGCCGTAACTTGAAACGCCACTTGCTTTGGCTGGATTAGGCCGTTGCTTCCAATCGACAGCGCCGCTGTGCCGCCACTGCTTTGAATATTATCCACGCGAATTACACTGGTCATATCTCGTTATCCTACTGTGCGTCCGTGATGCGTTCAAACATAAGATTGGTGTAGTTTTTGTCTGTTGCGCCAGTAACATTACCACCACTGGTTATACTATTAGTGACCAACTTAAACCTAAATGTTGAAGCATCCGTCACATTTATCAACATTTGATTATATGATACTTGAGTTGCATCTCTTGCTTCAAAACTACCCGCTATAATATCATAGTTAGAACCGCTATCACTGCTAACTTGATAAAATACACCACCAGAGATATCACCACTCACCAATGAAGTCATAATACATCCAGTAACTTTCCATAAGCCTGTGTTTGGAAAAGTGAATATACCACTGCTTTCAGACATACTCGCACCAACAGTTGCCGAAGTAGCATTATCTGGCTGTTCCCAGCCTGTAACGGTTGCCGAATTTGTAGTGAAGTTTGCAGTCAGCCTCCAGTTATCAATTTGCACAGTGTTAGGCATTGTCACACGCCCACTGCTATCAATCGTCATAGCAGACGTGCCGTTGGTGTGTTGCAGTTCTTGTACGCCGATTATGCTTGCCATATCGTTATCCTACCAAAAATCCGCTAAACTCTGTTCCATCACCCCTAAGAACGACAGATGTATCTGATATTGTTCTGACTCTTATTAGGATTTCATCATCTGCCGCTAGATTAAACAACCCAGAATATCTTGTTGAAGCAAACCCACCGCCTTGCGGGTCGTTTATATCTCCTGCGCGAGTATCTGTTCCATTTATATTGACATAAATTAAAACACCAGTAGACGCTTCAGCACTCTGAATTACAACTTGTGAATCAATTTGATATAAGCCAGATACAGGGGCTACAAACTTATTACTCGCTAAAACAAAGTTGCTTCCAATATCAAAATCAACAGAGCCATATGTGTTGAAGTCTAATGTTTGGATTGCAGATACATTTATTGCGGCAGTATCAGCGTCAAACTTTACCCTAAACGCTGGTCTTGCTGGTGTAAGTATCCGACCAGTGCTATCAATTTGCATAGCCGCAACTGCACCGCCGCTGTGTCTGATTTCATCTACATAAATCTTACTCATATCAAATCACCGTAAAATTGCCATTTATTGTGATTACAGCGTTCACAATAAGCGGGCCGTAGGCGGCGGCATTCGTGTTGACAGGTATGGTCACATCAGTGTCAAGCTGATCTTCGTGAACCCGTATAATATCGCCAAGCCCGTTTGTAGTATCGCCAGATGCGCCATTTTCGCCTAAAAAATATGAAGCACCGCCACCGGCAAGCGGTTCGGCTGTGTCTGCGGTCTGATCAAATGTAAATAGTGAAATCCACGCATCATCATCAGCGTTCCGCATCTTTAACAGATTGTTTGCTGTATCATACCACAGTTGATATGCGTATGTGGTTGTCGGCGCGGTTGCACCGGCATTTGTGCTAACAATAGCCGCCAGCGCATTGTTTATATCTGTGCGCGTGTTCGGAAACGTCTGATTGTCTATTACATAATCGTGTTGTGACATCTAAAACCCCGTTGCAACGTAATCAAACAACCGATCAACGCCTGTATCGCTACTATCATAAAAGTTGATAGTGAAGCCGGTTGCAGATTTACTTGTTATAGCATAATAATCGCCACTTTGCATATCCCCGACAGATATAGACACTGCCAGCAATGTTTTAAATGGTCTTGCAAATGTTACCGATTTGGCACCAGTTCCAGATTGGATATCGTTGTCACTTTCTGTGCGTGTCGGCAGTTGCACAGATGCTTCTAATTCTTCGATTGCTGGCGTTTCATCGCTTTCAGTGGTTGATAATTCAGCCCTAAACCGCAAAGCGCGTGCGGTGTAGCTACCCACGATAAATGGCCGATATGCCGTCCACGTTGGCGTGCCAGCGGGGTCATCTGTGGTTGTGCTGACAAATAGGTCAACATCTGTTGCGCCGCTCGTTGGCGTGCCGCCGTGTTGTGATAGCTGTGTCGTTTTTACGTTTGCATTGACTGTGCCGGTATATGTAACGGTCAGATCAATATAATTAGCAAAATCATATGTGCCAGATGATGCAACAAAGCCGCCACCGCCATCAAATAGGCCAGTAGCGTCATCAAAGTTGCCGGTTGCGCTATCAAACAAAATGCTGGTGTCTAGCTGTAATTTATCATCAACAACAACAACATCTGTTTTTGTGCCAGCAAACGCGGTCTGTTCCACCACTTCATCAACAAAATTGAAGCCACCAATATCATCAACAAGTGCAACACTGCTTGACGCGTTTGTTGACTGATTGAGAAATTTGTCAACTGCTTTAATAAAGTATGTGCCGGTCATTGCTGGCACTGTTGTTGTGTTTGCCGGTCTTGATACCTTTTTTACAATCGAACGGGCATTGTTGTACGTTGCGCCAGTGGTTAAAGGTGAATGACGAATAACATAATGTGATAAATCCGCATCTGTCACCGGCGTCCAGCGCAATTCTGCTTGTTGACCGACAATGTTGACACTAAAGTTTGTTACATCAGATGGATTATCGGCTTTGCCCGTTACTGTGTGCTGTACAGTTGTATATTCACTCACCCCAAATGGGCTTAAACTCCTAACTTGTATGTCATAGGTCACATCACTCAACACGTTATCAATCTGAAAAAGACCTAAAGCTGAAGATCCAAGCGTTAAATAGTCTGTATCGGTTTCTCTCTTGTATTGCGCTTCAAATTCTATGACCTGTTCGCTTGCTGTCGGATCTGTTGCAGTTATCTTGATTGATGCTACGGGCTGTTGATTAACAATCTCAACACTTTCAGACGTAGCAACATCTGGCGCATCGATGTCAAACGGGTCAGGTAAATCACTATCATCTAAATCAAATGCCACCTCTTCAGCATTCCAGTCATAAACTGCGCTGTTTGTTTCGCGCAATGTCATACTAACGGCTAACGCAGGGTTTCCGGTTTCATCACCGCTAACATTCATCGCCCATTCAGCAACTTCAAAAACCTTGTTAGTAAATCCAAATCGGCTATTTGTTATGTAAACTGTGTCACCAACTTCTAACTTAAATGCACTCATATTGAACGTACCAGACAACACTATTTGTTGCCGGTTTCTGTATAGTGCAATTTTAGCCAAGCGTTGCGCCATTGCATTGTTTGTTGTATATGGCAAATCATAATCTAGAAAACGGCGCGTGCCGCCATCTTCAGTTTCAAATGTACTGCTAGTGATCGGTGGGTAATCTGTAGCCGTATAAAACGCGTTTGCTGGCGCGAAAATACCTTTTACAGCGTTGTAATTGTCACGCTTGCTTTGTTTAGTTTGCATTTGCAGTGAACCGATCACATCATCTTCAGTCAATGTAATGGTCGGCGTGATATATTTTGCGGCTTTTAATTTAAACTTACCGTTAGAATATGATACAAGACCGCCGCAACTTGTCATCATATCTTCTAAAATTCTTTTCGGTGCGTTGCTTGTGACAAATGTGCCATTAATTTCATATCTATTTTGTGTGCCGCCTCCGTTAAGTGTCACGCTTTCATCGCAAATATTTGCCGCTGTTATAAAAGCCGTGTCATCAATTTCATCAGTTGAGGCGTTGAACCCATAAGCGCTATTGGTTAAATAATCGCGGATGGCCAAAGCTGGGTTTGCTGAATAAGCAGTTGTACTAGTGCGCGGATCATATAATTTTTTCCCGCGTACTTTTGCTGAAATGTTTGGAATGCCAGAAGGAAAAAGTTTTTGCTTATATATCA